TTTCGTTTACACTAGCTGTACTATCAGCAGTTACGGTCACACTAGTCATAAGGGATATAATGTATATATCTATTATTCAAACTAATTTTAATTAATGCAAGTAAGTCTTGACTATACCGCTCGTGAGTGGCAGAGACAATGTCATATAAACAAGAAAAGGTTTAGCGTGTACGCCTTGCATAGACGTTCTGGTAAAACTGAACTCGCCATCATGGAATTAATAGACAAAGCCATGAAGACAGACAAAGAACTAGCTATGTTTGTCTACGTTGCTCCCTTTTTACGTCAGGCAAAAGCTATTGCATGGGCTAGGTTAAAGCAAAAAATAGAACCATTAAGACAACGATCAGCTATAGAAATAAATGAAGGAGAATTATCTATAAAGTTTAAACATAATGGGGCAATTATTAGGCTATTTGGTGGAGATAATCCTGATGCCATGCGTGGTTTACGTCTAGATGGGATAGTCATGGATGAGGTGGCACAGTTAAAAAACGAGCTATGGACTGACATAGTACAACCTGCTCTCTCTGACCGTTTGGGGTGGTCTATATTCATTGGCACACCTAGTGGTATTAACTTATTCTCTGAGTTGTATTACAAAGCGATTGAAGAAGAAGATTGGACTGCTGCCAGATACACAGTCTTCGATACTGAATCCCTACATCCAAATGAGGTAACACGTCTCAAACGAGACATGAGTGAGACTAGTTTTGCTCGTGAGTATCTATGCGACTTCTCAGCACAAGGAGATGATCAGTTGATCGCATTAGCAGATACCGAAGATGCAGCTAAACGTGTGTATCAATCAGACCATGTGAAGTTATCTCCTGTAGTCCTAGGCATTGACCCTGCAAGGTTTGGGGATGACAGATCTGTAGTGTTCCGTAGGCAGGGGAGACAAGCATTTACTCCTGTGGTCTACAGAGGTATTGACAATATGGAACTAGCTACAAGGGTTGCCAACCTAATTGAGGAGCATGACCCTGATGCAGTCTTTTGTGATGCAGGGGCAGGGAGTGGTGTAATCGACAGACTAAGACAGTTGTCATATGACGTTATTGAGATTCCTTTTGGTGGTAAGGCAACTAAACCTGATCAATACATAAACCGTAGAAGTGAGATGTGGTGGCTAATGAAACAATGGATAGAAGAAGGCGGAGCAATACCCAACGACATAGCCCTTAAACAGGAACTAGCTACTCCCATTTATTGGTACGACAATGTGGGCAGGAGAGTCCTTGAATCTAAGGATCAGATTAAGAAGAGATTACAAGGCGCAGGATCTCCAGATTTAGCTGATGCACTAGCCCTTACATTTGCCCTCCCAGTAGCTAAGAAAGTTCCAGAGGATATATACATTAAAAGACGCAGAGAAGCCACACAGAAGACCGATTATGACCCTTACAAAATCCTTTAACTTTAGCTACGTTATTGCTGACTATATCCCTACTGCGGAACTCCAGTAACTACGGTTAAATCTATTCCTCCATCATGCTCAACACCTAGCTTATCTCCATACCTTTTTGGGTTGAACTTAGCAAGCATTTTCATCCTTGTTTCAACTCGGTTCTTTTGCCAGTTTATGAATGCCGGATCTATCCTCTCGTTGCCATCAGAGCCGCACATAGTCGGTGGAGTATCAATTAGCTCTAAGCACTCTTCAAAGAGGATTTCGCACCCTGTATCCCTAGCGCGCGCGAATGCTGTACGAAACTCCTCGTCTTTATCCAACCATTTATAAATAGTTCTCCATTGAACGCTACCTTTTTTACGACAATATTCTCTTAAAGTTTTACCATGAGCAATCCACTCACAAATTCTAGAAGCTTCAAGCGGATCAACTTTCTCTATAGGCCGTCCTAGTTTTGTAGATTGTTTTGTAACGATCTGCGGTTTGCCCTCGGATTTGGTATTTACAGATTTTTGCAATTGTCCCCCTTGGTAAAGAAAAGATAGTGCTAAGAGTTCCATAACCGAGACCAAAATCTTCCCTTAATTCTCTAATTGCATCAACAACTGTTTGTCCAATACGGCAGTTGTGATGAGAGCAATTAATTCTGTAACCTTGATCATTAACAGCAATGTATTCTCTAGTAACCTGAGTAATTGCTGTCATATAGGAACTATAAATTAATTAAAATATAAGAAAAAAAGAATAAATATGCAATATTTGAAACTATTTTGTTGACTTATGGTGGATTATATGCAACACTTATATATAGGTTCATGATTGAACCCATCGTCACTTACTAATTTTAAATTAACAACACATGGAAACATTCACACCAAACGAAATCCAAGAGCAAGCCAGCTTATGGTTTATGACTCATGCAGGTACTTATTCAAGATTGCTCAAGCGTACCAAGGCTGAAGGTAAACGTGCTTTCGTAGTATTTGCTGACTTAATGCTTGGAGTTGATTACAGAGATGTAAAAGGCAAAGCAAACAAAGATGCATTTATCAATGCTTTTATGTCTAGCTCTACAGAATCTGCAATTACTCCTAAACAACTAGTAGCAGGCTCTGTTGAATACAAAGAACTAGTTGATGCATATCTAGGAGAATAATCAAAATGAAACTTGATTTAAACCAAGAACAAAGAGATTTACTCTTTATTTCTTTAAACCATGTTCTTCATACAAAGATGGACAAACTAGGTACAAGCGATCAGCACCAAATGATAAGCCTATATGAAAAACTTACTAAAGTTTACCCATCAGGCTTTCATACTTCTAAAAATTTAGAAGATTTCTTAGAGGTTTAAATACCTCTATGAAGTTTTCTAAACTTCACTAAACAAATTGTTCCCTAACTAATTTTTAAATTAACTAAAACAATGCCAACAAAAACATTTAAAAAACCAGCAGTTAAGGTCGAAGACCAGATTTTAGCTGATTTCATGGAATTATTAGATTCCGGCAAAATTGATACTTGCTGGAATAAACCTTGGAAAAATACTGACTCTAAAGGCCAGCATAATTTCCTCACTGGTAATTCATACACTGGAGCAAATCCACCAATCCTACAAATGTACATGACACTTAGAGGTCAAACATTACCTATGTGGTGCGGATTTGGTCAAGCCAAAAAAGAACTAAATTGTATTCCTAAAAAAGGAAGCAAAGCAGCAAAGATTCTAAGGCCAAATTTATTTAAAATTGATCTTAAGAATGAGGATGGCTCTCCTAAATTAGATAAAGCAGGGAATCCTGACTTCTATATGAAATTAACTTTTAAGGGAGCTTCCGTTTTTAACATTGAGGACTTAGTAGGACTTGATGAAAAAGGTCAAGCAAAACTTGACAAAGCGATTGCTGATTTTAAGGCAGAATGCGACAAGGAAGCAAGACCACTTTCTGAGAGATGCGAAGAAGCCCACAAGCGATTGATGATCTTTTCTAAGGATCTAAAAGGTGGCCTAATTCATGGAGGAGATCAAGCATACTATCAGGATGAATTGGATCATGTGGTAATGCCTGAGAGAGCATCCTTTATCAACGATGAAGAGTACCTCTCAACACTAGCTCACGAGTTCAGCCATGCTACAGGCCATAAAGACCGTTTAAATCGTATGTGGTTAAACAATTATGGAACCTATCGTGGTCTGGAAGAATTGACAGCAGAATTCTCAAGCGTGTTGATAGCCAATAGATTACAAATTACTTGTAATACTAAAAACCATGCAGCGTACATCTCAAGTTGGGCTAAGTCTGTTAAGAATGCTAAGAATCCAAGTCAAGCTTTGATGAAAGTATTCAGCAATGCAGTTAAGGCAGCCAACGTTGTTATAGGGGAGCAATAGCTCCTCTTTTCTTATTCATAAGTTGACATATGTTGCATTCTGTGCCACACTATTAATAATCGGTTGTCTACCGATTGTTTCACTAACTAATTTTTATTAACTACAAACATGGATACCAGACTACAAAGACTTTCAAATACAGAAAAAGCAGTTCACGATCTAAATATTCTTGAAAAAGAATACACACCCACATTTAAGGATGCTGTTATGGCACTTAGAGTTTTAAAAGCAACTATCAACATAAGAGAAGGTACTAAAGAAGATTTTGAGATTAATGCAGATGATCTCAGGGTTTGTGATGCAGCTTTTGATTGCATTATGGAGGATATTCATTACGAGTGTTATTTGGACAACAACTAATGGCATTTGCATTATTCCCTTATTTACTTTTATTCCTAATCCTTATCTGACATGGCCACTATTCAAAAATTCACTTCAAAAGTTGACGGTTGCGAGTTCGATTATTTTATTGAACAAAGCACTAGCAGCAATCAAAAAATTCTTAGCTTTAGAGTAGAAGGTACTGCTGATTGGCAAGACTTCATACCTAACAGCAGAGAATACAGCACAGAACAACATCAGGAAATGATGGATTTATTGGAGGGTAACTAATGAACAGTTCCAAAATTTATGAATGGTTACTTGAAAATGATTGCCCTTGGGAATTTGAACCAATAACCACAAATGACCTCAACAGCACAACTATTGAGTTTACTGAAAAACAAAAAGAGGAGGAGGGTTAACAACCCTCTTTTTTTTGCCTAATTACTTGATTAAATGTTGCATTTATGGCAATATATAGATATGGAAACAACTATTAAAACCCCATACGAACTATGCATTGCAGAATTTGGCGGTGTCCGTGAATTGGCACGCCAGATAGGCAGGGATGCAGGTTCTGTATCTAAATGGAGAAAACACGGAACAATTCCTACCTCCATACAAAAAAAATTACTTGAAAAAGCATGGGAATTAAATTTAAATATTTCTGCTTACGAATTGATCATGGGTAGAGAATGAAAAATAAAAAACCCAACAAATTTCCAGAAGGTACATTATGGTTTAATCCAGATTACGCAGAGAAATTAAAAATATTTAAAAATGGAGAATGGGTAGAAACAGATCCATTTGAAGATTTAGAAGAAAGGAAGGTAAAAAAATGAATTGTTACTGGTGCGATAGCGACCTTATCTGGGGCTCTGATATCGATGTAGAAGAAGGGATGAGTGGTTTTCCTGAGTTTTCAGTAATGACCAATTTATCTTGCCCCAGATGCGAATCTCAGGTAGAAGTTTTGAAGAAACGAGATGCCTTCGATTAACTAATATTTGCCAACTGTTGCATTATGTGCTACAATGGTTTACGAGCAGGTAACTGCTCAAATTTGATCCCTTAAAAATTTTTATTTACAAAATCAAATGACAATTTCATTTCCGAAATCATCGCACCATTCAGGCTTGCGATACATGAAACGCAACCCACATCCTAAAAACGAAAGGCACAGGGATTGCGGAGTCAGAGCTATATGTTTAGCTTTTGACCAAGACTACGAGGAAGTATTTAAAATTGCTTCTCGTTGTAAACGAATTAATCGTCCAGATACTTCTTATTGGTCAGTATCAAAACAGGACTATATTTACAAAAGCACTCCAGATGCATCTAAAGGTTTAAATAAAGAATCTTGCATAGACACATTAGACGAGCTTGGTCTTGATGTTGTTTACAAACACACAACTAATACCGATGGTATGGGTGGTGAAAACTATCTTTACTTTTATGCAGGTAATCTTCCTGACAGATGCATAGCTCATGTCAACAGGCATTGGGTAGCAGTTAGAGATGGAGCTATCTGGGATACATGGGATTCCAGAGGTAAGCGTAAGAAAAAGTTATATGGATATGTTTGTTTAAGGAGTGATCTATGAACGATTTCCAGAAACTACAAAGGTTGGACTATTTGTCCAGCCTTTCTTATTCCGCTCACACTACAAAAGATTGGGAAGAAGAACTCAGACTTGAATGCGAGCTACAAGACCACCCTTTATACAAATCCTATTTACACCAATGACAAAATACGAAGTACGAGTTGTTGTAAGTCAAGCTGACTATTACCACGTTGATGCTCCAGACAAGGAAACAGCATGTGAACAGATACGCCAACGCTTAACAACCGACAAAGTTACCTACGGCACAAAAGTAGATACTATTAAACATAATCCACAAGTTACTTACGCTTTGGAACTAGATGAAAAAGGAGAGGTAATCTTATGAAGAAATACGAAATCGTAGAGAGGAAAGTTATCCATCACACTTTTGTTGTTGAAGCGGACAGCGCACTCGAAGCAGCAAGATATGTTGAACAAAATAATTCAGCTATCAAAAAAACACCTTGGGAAACGGTAGACACATTTTGCAGCAAGCCTGTAATTCAACACATCATGGAGGTAACACAATGAGAAAAATTACTATCGAACTTTATGCCAACAACGAGTACTCACTTGATGACAGGCTAAAAGAAATTAGATGGGCTATCACTAATACTGTGTGGCCTTCATCTTGTTTTTCA